CAGTTCTTCCCGATTCATGATGATTTTCGTATTCTTCATTTTCTTATCCTTTTCTTTCCTTGTTTTCTCTTGTGCTTTCATTATACAGTATTTATCGACCACTTCAATAGGAAAAATAAAAAAATCCAAAATATATTTTCATGCCAAATAACTTTTTTCTTTTTGGCACACCACTTGCGTTAAAACTTGACGTAAACCGTTGGCACATAAGCACTTACGACGAATTTTCGGGAGAGAGATCATCATAAGTTGTTTATTTTCATATACTTACAGCTTAGGGGGTTTTTTTGTTTTAAATAGGCTAGGTAAATTGGGGAAGAAAAACCTGGGGTGGTCCAAACATAGTAAGCGACCTCCAGTATAATTGGCCAGTTTAATGACCACTTATTCTTTATTATATACTGATCCCATTAATCATATATCAAAAGCCCCCAATCTTTCTAGAATATCATCGATCAACAGGGGGTATTTTACCAGCTAATTGAAAAACTAGAACGACCCATCTCTGATCCATAAAATAAAAAAAAGAGGCAAGCATTTCTGCCTGCCCCTTTTAAAAGCCAGTAAGCTTTGATAGATTTCAGTAATTATAGACTCTATAACTCTGATAATTCACAACCGGAGTTGTTACATATTGAATATTAGGAACCACCACATCAGTATAATATACTGGTCTAGTAACCATTACCTGAACAGGAACCATAACCACCATTGGAACTTGAACAGCCCCATAATAAACTGGAGGTTGAGCAACCAATGGAGCAGAGTATACAGGAGGTCTAGGATGATGCTTTTGCCAACAACTTTCAAAACCAAAAGTTTCATTCCCATAACATAACCCACCTAACACTGCACAAATTAATAAAATCTTTTTAGTCATTGTTTCAACCTTCTGAGTTGATTTGGATTGTACTATTCTTCCTTGGACGACCACGTTCCTTTTTCAAACTCAACTTCCTACGTTGACGACGAACCATAGCTGTTGTTACAGATTGTCCCGTCATCTGACTAAGCTTACCAGCTAAAGCCTCATCGTTAAACAAAAGATGGTTATTTTGAATATAGTCTGTTTCTGTACTTGTCCACTTTTTATAATTGGCCATAAATTTTGATCCTTTTCTAAATATTGACTAAAACCATATTGACATTATTATATTAGGTATTGACAAGTTTCGCGCAAGGAGATTTTATGACAAGCAACGACCTTAATCTGATAGATTCCATTTTGACAGTAAAGGCTTCTGGCGTAGAGGATGTTTCTAAGGATTTGAACCTCCCCGAAGGAAAGAGTATAGCAGAACTATTACATGACCAACAAAAAACCGACAAAATCGACCAAACCTAAAATATCAGATAAAAATAATAGTGATTTACCAAATGGCGTTTCTCAAGAAGAATTTCTCATAGTATTGGATAACATAAGCAAAAGACTTGGCCACAAATTCCGCTTCGGTTATCACGACTTTGATGATATGAAACAACAAGCTGCCATATTCGCTATGGAAGGCTTGGAAAAATACGATAATAGTCGCCCATTAGAGAATTTCTTATGGACCCACGTAAGAAATCGCCTCTTTAATTTTAAACGTAATAATTATCAAAGGCCCGACAAACCCTGTTTTACCTGTCCATTATTTGATAAAGCCTATAAATGCTCTAACAATCAGTGTTCAAAATACACAGATAAGAGTGAGTGTGAATTATATTCATCTTGGGCAACACGAAATGATGCCAAGAAGAATATTATGCAACCTTCCCATATCGAACATGACATCCACCACTGCAAAAACCAAAATTTCACCACATTAATTCAAAATCAAGAGATTATTAAATTTCTAGATCAGAATATCCAGTCAGAACATAGAGAATGTTATCTCAAATTGAAGCATGGACACAAAATTCCCAAGCAACAGCTTAATAAATTACAAAAACATATCTCAGAACTAATGGAGAAAAAAGAGTGGCAACAAATAACGCCCCCCGAAAACGAGGACAATTAAGCTTAGAAGAAGAAAAGTTTATAAGAGACCATTTTGACAAGTTATCTATTGAACAAATCTCAGAAGTTTTAAATCGAAATCCCCCTCCAATCAAAAGATATATAGAGGAGAGCCGATTAACTGTACCCACCGAAGAAAAGAACGACAATGCTTTCTTAAAACAAAAACTCCACACCAAAACATTCTGGACCGAAGTTCAAAGACAATTTGATGAAGAGTCTGGGGAGTTAGCCTATTTTGAAGATACTTGGGTTGGCCTAATTAAACAGTTTAGAGAGGATGTTCTACCCGCCGAAGAACTTCAAATTAAACAATTCATCACTATAGATATTCTTATCAATAGAAGTATGAAAGAACGTAAACGTCATATTAGCGAAACCGACAAGCTACAACGTTTAGTTGATAAAGAATATGATAAGTCTGAAGACCAAAGAGATGCCGCCAGACTCATGAATTTAGAAACTCAATTAAGTTTTGCCCGTAATAGTATAGCCAATTATACAAATGAATATACTAAACTGCTTAACGAACAACAAAAAATAAGCAAAGACTTAAAGGCCACACGAGAGCAAAGAATTAAAAGAATCGAAGATGGCAAAAGCTCATGGACCGGATTAATAAGAATGTTAGAGGACGAAGTTATTAGAGAACGTGAAGGCCGTGAGATGGAAATATTAGCATTAGCCACCGACAAAGCCAAGAAAACTCTTCAAGGATATCACTCATACGAAGATCGAACATTAGACCGCCCCTTTTTAACCCCCGACAGTGTAGAGGACAATAATGAATAAAGTAGCTATGGTAACAGGAGTAACCGGCCAAGACGGATCTTATTTAAGTGAACTATTACTTAATCAAAATTATACAGTGATAGGACTTCATCGTAGAAGTAGTGTTAATAACTTTGAAAGAATTAACCACCTATTAAATAATCCCCGTTTTAAGCTAGAAGAATTTGATCTAACTGACCCTAGCGATTGTTCATATGTTATAGAGTCCTATAGCCCCAACGAGCTTTACAATCTTGCTGCACAAAGCCATGTGGCCACCAGTTTTAAACAACCCACAACCACCATGGAGATTAATACAATAGGAGTTATCAATCTTCTAGAGACCATAAGAGCCCGATCTCCAAAGACTCGTTTTTATCAGGCTAGTACTAGTGAGATGTTTGGGGCAAATTATACTTCGGGAGATTTTGGTGGAAAATATCAAAATGAGGATACTCCATTTCTTCCTCAAAGTCCTTATGCTGTTGGTAAGTTGTCTAGTCATAGGATGGTGCAGATTTATAGAGAGGCATATAATATGTATGCTTGTTCTGGTATTCTATTTAATCATGAAAGTCCCCGCCGTGGTGAAAACTTTGTTACTCGAAAAATCACGAGATATCTAGGCCGTTTAATTAATGGTGTAATTTCTAAAGAGAATAAACTCAAGCTTGGTAATTTAGATGCGACAAGAGACTGGGGCCATGCTAAAGATTATGTTGAGGCTATGTATTTAATGATGACTCAACAAAAAGCAGACGATTACGTTATTGCAACAGGGTCAGCATATACTGTACGAAACTTTTTAGAAAAAGCTTTTGGTCTTGTTAATCTAGATTATAAAGACTATGTAGAAATTGATCCTGAACTGTATAGGCCCGCTGAAGTTACTTATCTTAAGGGAGATTATTCCAAAGCTAAAAAACAATTAGGATGGACTCCAACATCTTCTTTGGATGATCTCGTTAAGGATATGGTAAATAGTGACATTGAGGCATATTCAAATGCTAAGAAACTTTAATGATCCAACATATAAAAAATGGCGCAAAGCTGTATATTCTAGAGATGGTCACAAGTGTCAGTGGCCAGGATGTTCAATTAGGAAAAAGTTAAATGCTCATCATATAAAAACTTGGGCTGAATTTCCAGCATTAAGATACTGTACTCAAAATGGTATAACATTATGTTATAATCATCATAAAATGATTAAAGGAATGGAAAGCATCTATGAGGGCATCTTTTTAAAGATTGCAAATGAAAATGACAAATCACTCTGACTTTACCATCATAATAGATACCCGCGAACAACAACCGTGGACTTTTGATAATTATGCTACAGCCCACAAGAAGCTGGATACTGGGGACTATAGTATTGAGGGACTAGAAACAATATTAGGCATCGAAAGAAAAAAGAGCGTTAGCGAGTTTGCAAACAATATCATAGAAAGCAGATTTAAAGATGTTGTATTCAGAATGAGTCAGCTTAAATACTCATTTTTATTACTTGAATTTGACTTAGAAGATATTCTTATTTATCCAGTAGGATCAACAGTTCCTAAGAAGATGTGGGACAAAATTAAAATATCTCCAGCCTTTATTCTTAAACATATTCTAGAGTTGCAGTTAAATCATAACATCAAAGTTTTATTTTGCGGAGATTCTGATAGCGCAAGTAAAATGGCAGAACATATTCTTAAAAAGGTTCATTACATTGAAAGATTTACAAAAAAAGACATTTGAAGATGCATGGTTAGGATTAGGAGATCTGAGCCTAATAGACATATCTAAAAACCTTATGATCAATAGATCAGAGGAAGACATAGAGAATCCGGATCTTCATTTGATGAGACTATTACGCAATCCTAAATACTTTGCTATCTCATGCAAATTACTCTTTAACATAGAACTCCACCCTATACAAGTAGCAGTGTTGCAGGAATTCTGGAATCGACCGTTCCCCATGTTTATAGCCAGCCGCGGATTCGGTAAGTCTTTTATTCTGGCTCTTTACTCCGTTTTGAAATGTGTTTTCGTCCCTGGCACCAAAATCGTGATTGTTGGTGCTGCCTTCAGACAGAGTAAAATTATCTTTGAGTATATGGAGACCATCTGGAGGAATAGTCCAATACTAAGAAGTATTTTTAATGGAAATGATGATGGTCCAAGAAGAGACGTAGATCGTTGCACTATTAGATTAGGAGATAGTTGGGCATGTGCTATTCCTATGGGTGATGGAAGTAAGATCAGAGGATTGAGAGCACATATTATTATTGCTGACGAATTTGCATCTATCAGTCCAGATATTTATGAAACAGTAGTCGCCGGGTTCGCGGCTGTTTCTGCTAGTCCAATACAGAATGTAAAAGAACAAGCAAAGAAAAAAGCAATGACAGAAGCTGGATTATGGAATGAAGAATTAGAAGCTCTAGATACTAAAATGGGAAATCAAGCAATAATATCAGGAACAGCAGACTACGCTTTCAAACACTTTGCATCATACTGGAAAAGATACAAGGGAATAATAGAGAGCAAGGGAGAGAAAAGAGTCTTAGAAGATTTATTCAAAGGAGATGTTCCAGCCAACTTTAATTGGAGAGACTACTCAATCATTAGAATGCCTTATGAATTAATTCCAAAAGGCTTCATGGATGATAAACAGGTAGCTAGAGCCAAGGCAACAATCCATACAGGCATTTATAATATGGAGTATGCCGCCTGCTTCGTTACAGATAGTGAAGGCTTTTTCAGAAGAAGTTTAATAGAGAACTGTGTTACGTCAGACTCCAAACCTATCGTTATCAACGAGAAAAGAATAATATTCGATGTCTCAGTGTCAGGTAATAGCTCTGCACAATATATTTATGGAATTGACCCAGCCTCAGAGCAAGATAATTTTAGTATTACCGTACTAGAAGTTCATCCAGACCACTCTCGTATCGTCTATTGCTGGACAACTAATAGAAATAACTTTAAAGAAAGACAAAAAACTGGTCTAGTAAAAGATCATGACTTTTATGGATTCTGTGCTAGGAAAATTAGAAACCTAATGAAAACCTTCCCATGCGCTAGAATAGGAATGGACGCACAAGGAGGAGGAGTAGCAATAGAAGAAGCTTTGCATGATCCTTCTAAATTGGAAGATGGAGAAAATCTAATTTGGCCAGTAATAGACCCTAATAAAAAATCTGAAACTGATGACCAAGCTGGCCTTCATTTGATTGAGCTTGTGCAGTTTGCCAAGGCAGATTGGACTAGTCAAGCAAATCATGGATTAAGAAAAGATTTAGAAGATAAAGTATTATTATTCCCTAGGTTTGATAGTTTAACTCTAGGATTAGCCTTAGATAAAGAAGGTAAAGATATATTAGAAACAGATTTAAATCCAATATACGATAGTGTTAGTGAATGTATTTTAGAAATAGAAGAACTAAAGAACGAATTGACCACTATTGTTATGACACAAACAAGTAATGGTCCTAATGCTAGAGATAGATGGGATACTCCTGAAATCAAATTACAGAATGGCAAAAAGGGAAGACTCAGAAAAGACCGATATAGTTCATTAATAATAGCAAACATGCTAGCAAGACAAATGAATAGGACTTTAAAAAATATCTCCTATGATATAGTCGGTGGAAATGCCAGGAATATGGTTGGACAGACAGGAGATATGTATAAGGGACCAGAATGGTTTACTTCTTCTGCTAACGATGAGATTTATAAGGGCATTTATAGATAAAAGTGTATTTAAAGTTAGTAATATAAACGTATTCCCATTACAATTCTATTGAAATAATATGGCTAAAAAATATTCGAAAAACGACGTAATCCAGAATGCCCGAACTGTTCCAGAAAATGCTTACGTTACTTGGGGAGATGATCTTTCCAGCAAGCAGGAGGCCCTAAAAGAATCTTCTGCTTCTTTGGATGAATTTACAATGGTTGAAAAAGCCCAAGGAGGCAGGCGTTTTGGTTTGGATTATTCCAATCTAGACGGAGTTTCTGGAGGTCGTCCAGGATTAACTCGATCTGATTATTACTACTTTAGACCAGATGAAGCTCCTCCTCAGAAGATCAAAGAGATAATTCGTAGATCAGAAGATATTTATCAAAGAGTAGGTCTTGTTAAAAACGTTATAGATCTTATGGGTGATTTTGCAAGTCAGGGAATTCGTATAGTTCATAAAAATAAGAGAATAGAGAGATTCTATAGAAGATGGTTTAAAAAGATAGAAGGCAAAGATAGATCAGAAAGATTTCTTAATAATATTTATAAGACTGGGAATATTGTTATTGATCGAAGAACAGCAAAATTAAGTTTAAAAGTAACAGATAAGCTTTATCAAAGTATGGGATCTGCTGATCTTCAGATTTCAGATATTGATGTTGTTCCAGTTGTTGAAAAAAGAGAAGTCCCTTGGAAATATACTTTCATAGATCCAGCATATGTAGATGTTGCAGCAGGCTCTTTATCCTCCTTTGTTTCTAGTTCAAATAAAACATATGAATTACAACTTCCTGCATCTCTTAGAAAAGTTATAAATACTCCAAAAACAGATGCTGAAAAACAAATAGTAGCATCTCTACCCTTAGAGATTATTCAAGCAGCCAAAAGCAAGAAACCATATTCATTAGACCCAAACAAAACTCTTGTTTTCCATTATAAGAAAGATGACTGGCAGGCTTGGGCATATCCTATGATATATGCTATCATGGATGATATTACAGTTATTGAAAAACTAAAATTAGCAGATATGGCAGCTTTAGATGGAGCCATATCAAATATTAGAATTTTTAAGTTAGGAAATCTAGAACACAGAATAGCTCCCACAAAAGCAGCTACTGCAAAACTAGCTCAAATTCTAGGAAATAATGTTGGCGGTGGAACAATGGATCTTGTTTGGGGTCCAGATATTGAGCTTATTGAATCCAAGACCAATGTTCATCAATTCTTGGGTGAAGGTAAGTACGTTCCTCATATGAATAGCGTCTATGCTGGCTTAGGTATTCCTCCCACATTAACTGGAACATTCGGAGCTGCTGGTACTACAAATAACTTTATTTCTCTTAAGACACTAACTCAAAGACTACAGTATGGTAGAGATGTTTTAATTGAATTCTGGGAGCAGGAAATAGCTTTAGTCCAAAAGGCTATGGGATTTAAACATCCAGCTAAAGTAGAATTTGATAGAATGGATCTTAGTAATGAAGATACTGAAAAAGCTTTGTTGATACAACTTGCTGATAGAAATCTAATTAGTGATGAGCTTATTCAAACAAGATTTGGTTTTGATCCAGATATGGAGAAGTCTAGACTTAATAGAGAGTATAGAGAAAGAAAAACTGATCGCATGATTAATAAGGCAGGACCATGGCATGATCCACAATTTACTAATGCTCTTAAAAAGATTGCTCTTCAAGCAGGAGTAGTATCTCCAAGTCAAGTAGGTTTAGATTTAGAAAAGAAAAAGTCTGGAGAGAAGAGTGCTTTAGAGATGAGACAACAGGCTATTCCTCCAAAATTAGGTACTGGTCCTAACCCTACTCAATCACTACCAAAAGAACCTGGAGAAGGAAGGCCTAAACTATCCAACGATAAAGAAAAAAGAAAAACAAAAGTTTTCAAACCTCAGACTGGTGCTAGCCTAATGATCTGGGCAAATAAAGCTCAAGATAATATTTCAGAGATAATGAATCCAATATTGCTAGAATTTTATAACAAGAAAAACTTAAGAAGCATGTCTTCTTTAGAATCTCAAGAAGCAGAAATTATTAAAACAAAAATGCTATTCAGTTTTCAACCATATGTAAAAATAGACGAAAATTCAGTATTAGCTGCTTTTAATAATATAGATAAAAAAGAACATAATCATATTATTGAAACCTATAAAAATTGGCTAAAAGAAATAGCTAATGAATTAAATACCCAGTTATCCGTAGAAGAACAAAAACAGGCTAAGGCTTCTTTTTACTCAATGGTGTATTCATCTACATAAAATAGGAGTATATAATGCAAATTTTTAAACAAGAAATTGAAGATGGTTTAGAGGCTAAAGTAGCAGCATCTGCATCGATAACCTATGCTGCTTTTGCCCAGCCTTGTGATAAAAATACTAAAAATGCTATGAAACATATTAAGAGTTTAGCTTCTCTTAATGATAGTGATTTATACTATGTTCAGTCTATTTTAGTTAGTTCATCATGGAATAAAAATGATGACATCTTCGATAAAACCGAAGTTTGGCTAGCTAAAAATACTCCAGAAGATAAGCCCACAAATCTAGAGCATGATGAAAATCTTATTATCGGACATATTACATCAAACTGGCCAATCACAGAAGATGGAATACTAATTGATGCAAATACTCCTATGGAGAATTTGCCAGAAAAGTATCACATTCTAACAGGCTCAGTTATCTATAAGGCTTTTTCTAATCCTGAGCTTAAGGACAGATCAGACAAGCTTATTGCAGAAATAGAAAATGGTCAAAAGTATGTTAGTATGGAGTGCTTTTTTAAGGGATTTGATTATGGTGTCCAAGATAAAAGCAGTGGAGAATATAAAGTTTTAGCAAGAAATGAGGAAACAGCATATCTTACTAAATATTTAAGAGCCTACGGTGGACTAGGCGAACATGATAATTATAAGATTGGTAGAGTATTACGAAATATTACGTTTTCTGGTAAAGGCTTTGTTGATAGACCAGCCAATCCAGATAGTATTATTTTTAAGAAAAACATTTTTAGTGAATCACCAGAAAATATTTCTGATGAAAAAATTGAAGATTTATCAATATCAGGTGTATCAAATAATCAGTCAACCTCTAACGTGGAGAATCATACTATGAGTTTAGAAAAAGAAGTTGTAGAAGCCGCCGAAATAGTCGCTGAACAACTCACAGAAAATACAAAAGAATTAGAAGCAACAGTACTAGCTAAAGAAGAAGAAATTGCAAAGCTAAAAGCAGAGCTAGATCTTCTAAAGAGCGAAAAAGAAGAAGCTGCTAAAAAGATTAAAGAAGATGAAGACTCTAAGGATGAAGAGAACAAGAACCTCAAGGCTGCTTTAGAAGCTGCTAATGAGACAATTGCTGGCTACAAGATGAAAGAAGAAGAAATGGCTAAAAAAGAAAAAAAGATGAAAAGAGTAGCCTCTCTTGTTGAAGTAGGTGTTGATACCGAAACAGCAACATCCACAGTAGAAAAATTTGAATCTCTAGATGATGAAGCTTTTGATGCTATGACTTCACTATTTGCTGGCAAAATGCCACCATGGTTGGAGAAGATTAAAAAGGGAGATGACGAAGAAGATACAAAGACTAAAGAAAAGAAAAAGGCTTCAGAAGAGATTACTGATCCTTCAATTCTAGAAACAGCAGAAGTAGAAGAAACAGTTAATCTAAGTGTTGGCGGCGAAACTGCTGAATCAGCTATCGAAGCCACACGTGCAGATTTGGTAGCATTTGTTTATAGCAGATTAGGCAAGAAACTCTAAAAACCTTTATAAGGGAGAACTGAAATGGCTCTTAAACCACATCGTATCGAATCATACCAAGACGTATCCTTCTTCATGGATACAGTAGGCGAAAGAGGCGGTATTGTTGTTCACAATACTTCCGGTAGCGGCGTTGCTATGGATGATGGCAATGCAGTAGTAATGTATCCAACAGGCGTTGTTTCTGGTACCAAGCCAGCCGGTTTGTTACTAAATGATGTTGTTAGTCTTGATCTAACAAGACAGCACATCAACTGGTTCCGTGACGAAGTACAAGTTGGCGGCAAGGTCTGCCTACTCCGTCAAGGTCAAGTAACAACCGATAGACTCGCTTCTGGTCAATCACCAACCGCCGGTGTTGACGCTTATTATGATGCCACTGGTCTTCTAACAACAGTTAGCACTAACAGTGTTAAGGTTGGCAGATTCCTAGGCGCCAAAGATTCCGACGGCTATGTCAAAGTAGATATCAATATCACCTGAAAACCTGATTAAGGGAGAAAAAAATGTCAGCTAATACTAAATTTCAACCATCGCCCGAACTAACAGATCTTCTTGTTCGTTCAGGCTCGCCAAATCGTGAAGTTGCTCTAGCAGCCAATGCAGAATTTGCAAAAGCTCTTGAGCTTCCATTGAGAAAAGGTCTACTAAGTGGTGATATTCTTGATGGTATCTTCGAGCCAATTCAACTTGCTCAAAGTGCCACTCCAGAGTTCCCCTTGGATTTCCTTGCTCCTGGAACTGAAAAAGACTTTGTGGCATATACCATTCCAAACCATGGATATATTCCAGAACGTCACGTCGAGAGTGATTACGTCATGGTCCCAACATACGACATTGGATCGTCAATTGACTATCTTCTAAAGTATGCTCGTGACGCTCGCTGGGACGTTGTTGGTCGTGCTATGGAAGTGCTCGAAGGTTCATTCGTCAAGAAGATGAATGATGACGGATGGCACACACTACTAGCCGCTGGTGTTGACCGCAATATCGTCGTATACGATAGTGATGCTAGCACCAACCAGTTTACAAAGCGTCTAGTAAGTCTAATGAAGACAGTTATGCGTCGCAACGGCGGTGGTAACAGCGCTTCAAATAACCGTGGTATGCTAACTGATCTCTATGTTTCACCAGAAAGCATGGAAGACATTCGTAACTGGGGTATTGATCAAGTTGACGAGGTTACTCGTCGTGAGATCTACACTTCCAACGACGGTGTTCTAAACCGCGTTTTCGGCATTAATCTCCACGACCTAGATGAACTAGGTGTCGGTCAAGAGTACCAACTATTCTATAGTAGTACACTTGCTGGCTCACTACCATCTGGCAAGACAGAGATTGTTGTTGGTCTTGATCAGCGTAAGAGCGATAGCTTCATTATGCCAGTCCGTGAGCAAGTTCAAATCTTCGAAGACGACACACTACATCGTCAGAAGAGAGCTGGTTTCTACGGATGGGCAGAGCAAGGCTTTGCAGTTCTTGACAACCGCAGAGTAATGCTCGGCGCTGTCTGATCTACAATACCACAATCCCAAATAAAAGAGGCTAGCCTAACGGCTGGCCTTTTTTTTTAGGTGTATTTAATCGTATACAAACACATTCCATAAGGTATTACTACTATGGCAGCAAGTAAATATGATTTTGCTATAGAACAAGGAACTTCTTTTAGATTAGCTTTAATCTATAAAGATTCCTCTGGCAATCCAGTAAATCTAACAAATTGGTGTGCTAGAATAATTTGGAAAACTAATACTAATGATACTCAGATATTTAGTTCTAAAAATACTGATTATAGTACATATAAATTTACTATAGACGGCCCAAACGCTAAATTGATGCTGTTATTACCAGCTAGCACCACAAATAACTTTAATTTCAATACGGCTAAATATGACTTAGAGTTAAAGTCTCCTGATCTTTTATATTCTGGAAATCCCGATACATATACTACCAGAATTTTATTTGGGACAATTACTATAGTTAAACGATTTAGTCAATCTAATATAGGATTAGGGTGCTCTTCATGAGTGACTTTACTATAGAAATAACTGATGTTCAGAGTAATATTATACAAATAGAAACTAGTTTTGTAGAGAATATTAATAATATTGAAATTGAAAGATATGAAAGCTATAATGTTGAAGTAGTTAATACAGAAAAGATATTACCAAGCGATTTTCCAGATACTTATCCGATAGATAAGATTATAGGTAATTTACCAGTATCTAGAGTCTCAGGTCTTAATGATTATTTAAACCACTATACTTTTGACTGTGGTACCCCATAACTTTTAAACAAGGGCTTATACAGATGCCAGCACTTACTAGAATTCAACTTCGTAGAGGAACAGCAGCTTCCGGAAGTGACCAATGGACTAATCAAGTTCTATATGCTGGAGAAATCGGATATGAAACAGACACAGGAAAATTTAAGATTGGTAATGGTTCAACAATATGGTCATCTTTACCATACTCTGCTGTTTTACCTTCTGAATTAAATGAGAGTATTGATGATAGAGTAGCGGCCTTACTATCTGCCGGAACGAATCTTCAAATTACCTATAATGATTCTTCCAACTCCTTATCGTTAGCTGTTACAGGAGTTAGTTTACCAGGACATACTCATACAGCTTCTAATATAACAGACTTTAATAGTGCTGTTAGACTAAACACTCTTGATCAATTAGGAGCCCCAACCTCTTCTGTATCACTAAATAGTCAAAGAATAACAAATCTAGCTACTCCCACAGGAGACGCAGACGCTGCAACAAAATCTTATGTAGATGCTTTTAAGCAAGGATTGGATGTTAAACAAAGCGTGCGGGTTGCTACAACAGAAAATATAACTTTAAGTGGAACTCAAACAATAGATGGAGTTTCCTTGTCTGTTGGAGATAGAGTTTTAGTTAAAGACCAATCCCTTGCTAATTTAAATGGTATATATGCTGTTGCCTCTGGTTCTTGGTCACGAGATACAGATACTGATACTAGTGCCAAAGTTACTGCTGGTATGTTTACTTTTGTTACTGAAGGAACGACCAATGCAGATTCTGGATGGGTACTAACAACTAATGACACTATAAACTTAGGATCAACCTTCTTATCTTTTTCTCAATTTAGTGTTGCAGGACAAATAACTCCGGGTGCTGGTCTTACTAAGACTGGTAATACAATAGATATTGGAACTGCTAGTTCTTCTAGAATAGTAGTAAATGCTGATAGTATAGATTTAGCAACAGTATCTCAAAGCAACTCTACAGGATCTTCTGGAGCATCTTTTGTACAGAGTGTGGGTGTGGACTCTTATGGAAGAGTAACGGGAATAGTTACTGGTCCTATTAATGTAGTCGATGCTACATCTTCAGTAAAAGGCATAGCTACTTTTGATAGTGGTGATTTTGTAGTTACTACTGGTAATGTTTCAATTAAGCTTGGTGGTGTTGATAATCTCCAATTAGCTAATAGTACAGTAACTGTTGGATCAACAGCTATTTCGCTGGGAGCTTCTGCTACGACTTTAACTGGGCTTTCTTCAGTTTCAAGTTCATCTTTTGTTGGGGCTTTAACTGGTAATTCTAGTAGTGCGACTGCACTTCAAACTGCTCGTACAATCAACGGAACTAGTTTTGATGGAACAGCTAATATTACAATAGCTTCTGTTGATGGCGGCACTCCCTGAATTTAATTAGGATTTATTAATGACTACATTTAATGTTTATTATTCAGGAGGAGTAGTAAAATTATATAGAGATACTAACTCTAATTATAAAATATTGTCTATAAATGATGGAGTTTCTCCAACACCTACTCCAACTAATACTCCAACAGCAGTAGTATCATTTACTCCAATGGCTGTGCTATTAACTAGTGGGTCATCATATACAGTTCCAGCTAATGCAACCACCATGAAAGCGTGGGTAATTGGCGGTGGCGGCTCTAATGGAAGTACAAACTGGGGAGGCGCTGGTGGTTGTGCATATAAAACATGGTCTGTTACTGGTGGTAGTACTTTAGCAATGACTATAGGTTCTGGAGGACCAAAGTGGGGCGCAAATACATCTGTATCTGGCGCTGGCGGAAATACCACTGTTACTTATGGCGGTGTGACAATTACCGGCCAAGGCGGGACGCAAGGCGGTGGCGGCGCAAGCGGCAACAATTACAGCGGTGGTAGTTTTAGCGGCGGAGACGGTGGTGCTGCTGGTGGAACAGGTAGCGGCAGTATTTACACGGGCGACGGCGACTATTACGGCGGCGCTGTCGGTGGTAATGGAGCATCCACGGGGTCTTGCAAGAGAAGAGTTATGACTGATATATCTGGATTAAAAGCAGCATTAACTCTTGCTGGAATATCAACCACAGAAACTTGTGCAGCTTCTGCTGCTTTTGGTTCTGGGGGTGCTGGTAATAAATATGGGAGTGTTGCGGCTGGCTATGGCGGCGGTGGAGCAATGGATAATACAATCGGCAATTGGGGAACGGCACAAGCTGGTGGTAATGGAGCTATTGTATTATATTTTACATAGGAGTAATTTAATGGGCGAAATTTTAAGAACACCTTCTAATAAAGCAATTTTATTAATGCCACGATCTGCTAGTCATTCAATTGGATTAGCAGCTTTAGAAGCATTTTGGCCAGATCAGCTATTTCAATACAATCAACAGCTTTCTAATAATATTTCAACAAAAATTCCACATCCTGCAGCATGTTTTCCACAATATGAAGCATTTATAGGACAAAATGATTTAGCTATAGTGTTAAGAAATCCTATCGAAAGATTTCGATCCATGTGTTCCCATAGGCCAGATATATCTATTGATCAACATTTATCTAATCCAATGTATGGCCCATTACCAAAAGGTCAATGGTTAAAAGTATTTTTATTTGAAATTCAGTTACAGGAATGTATTGATTGGTTAGGAATTACTTTACCACTTAAAAAAATAGATCCTACAGAAGAAAGTGATAAACCAATTTTAACACCACAGCAAGAAGATAAAATTAGAGAAATATATAATGATGATATAATATTATGGAATTATTTACAAAATTAGATTAATTTTATTATTAGCCTCATTTTAATGGACAATCATAGTATATTGATTCAGTGTATATCATAGTATACTTGACTACCTTTATAAATGGATCAATTATGCCAGCAATT